CCCCGAAGTCTTGAACCGCGAGCGCGATGGCATCGTCACGGTCGCAAAGGCCGCAGGGTTCACCGATGCCGAGGTTTTCAACGAGATTGTTGATGCCCGGTATTTGCCAGTTTTCCGCAAGGCGTGGCTCTACGATCAGCAGATCGACAAACAGCAGACGGCCAAAACCAAGGCCCGCAAAGCTCCAAAATTAGTGAAGAAAAAACCGCCCGTTTCTCCCCCGAGCGAAGGTCAGCGAAAGCGCAAGGCCGCTTATGATCGGTTCAACAAAACGGGCAACGTCAATGACGCGGTCGAGGCACTGCTTGCCCGCCGCAGTTAAAAGGAACAGTCAAAATGGCTGAGTATAAGTCCACCACCACGGGCTTCGAGGGCGACCGCGAAGACCTGTCCGACATCATTGCCCGCATCGACCCTTCCGAGGTTCCGCTGCACAGCGCAATGAAAAAAGGCACCCGCAACGCGATCTCTTTCGATTGGCAGGTGCAAGAACTCGCTTCCGCTGGCGCAAACGCACAGACCGAAGGCGGCGAAATCACCTCTTACGATCAGACCCCGACCGATCGTTTCCAAAACCACATGCAGATTTCGCGCAAGGCGTTCGCTGTATCTGGCACGCTGGACGCGATCAGCACCGCAGGTCGCGCGCGAGAAAGTGCCTACCAATCTGTTCTTAAGGGCCTCGAAATTCGTCGCGATGTAGAACACACCATGCTGCACGATCAGGTGAAGTCTCTTTCTGATCCGCGTAAAGCGGGCACGCTCTCCTCATGGATCACCAACGTCGTAAACGCTTCGGACTTTATCTCCGGCACGCACAACGGTGATGGTTCTACGCTGCCCGGCGCTGCAACTGACAGCAACTCCGACGGCATCGCTGACGCATTCGCAGCGGCGACCGCTGAGGCTCTGTCTGTCACTAAAATTGACACCGCCATGCAGGCTGCATTTGAGGATGGCGGCAAACCGACCATGATCCTCCTAAGCCCCACGCAGAAGAAGAAATTTTCTGATGCCACAGAAGGGGCGACCGGTACGGTCTCTAACCAGATCAACTACACCTCCCCGCAAGAGGTGACGTCGGTTGGTGCTGTCTCGGTTTACCTGTCCGATTTTGGCGGCATCGAAGCGGTCGTTGATCGTTTCGCTCCTTCCGATCGTGCTTACCTGATTGATCCCGAGTATGCCGAATTTGTGACCCTGCCGGGCCGCAACTTTGCGACGACCGATCTGGCGAAAGACGGCGACCGCGAGCGGGGCTTCATTACCTGCGAATGGTCGATGGAAATCCGCGCGCCGAAAGCGCACGCGGCTTTGTACAGCCTGTCGGCTTAACTTGGTTGGGGGGTCTTTCGGCCCCCCTTCTTTCTTAAGGGAAATTCTGCAATGGCTGGTCGCGTCATTTCTCGCACTACCGACAAAAAAACGGTACTCGATGTTTCCGACAGCGGGGCGATCGAAGGCGTTTATACGATCCAACGGGCCGACAAAATTCTCGACCGGAACAAGATCGAGCGCAATGCACACAAGCGCGGCAGCTTGATCGGCAACACCCAAAAGCATTGGGAAAAAGTCGCCGACATTCCAGAAACGCTTTATTATGATCTGGTCGCCAAGCTCGGAAAGCCCGCAGACAATCCGACCGAATGGAAAAAATGGCTCAACAATTATGACAACCGTTTCTTCCGGACCAGTGAGGGGAAGGTCTGATGCAGAACTTTGGCACGCTCAAATCTTTTGTCGCCGACTTTTTGGCTCGCGATGACCTAACCTCTCAAATCCCGACGTTCATCACGCTTTGCGAACAGCGAATGAGCCGCGAGCTTGACATCGCCCTGCTCGAAAAAGTTGCCCGCGCCAGCGTGGTTGCGAGCCAGCAATTTGTAAGCCTGCCGACCGACCTGCGCAGCATTCGCGAAGTAGCCAGCATCGACGGCACGACGCGCCGCTCGCTTTATTATCTGTCTCCGGCGCAACTTGACGACCGCAAACGCAGCACGACGACAAGCGATCTTGAGTTTTACTCGATCACCGCTAATGATCTTGAATTGCTCGCGCCCCCGGCAAAGGCGCTGACCCTTGAGATTGTTTATAACGAAGGCGTCGCCGCGCTCAGCGACAGCGCGCCAACGAACACAATCTTGACCCGCCACGGCGACGCGTACTTGCACGGCTCCTTGCACCAGGCTTTCGCTTTTTTACAAGACGAAAACCGCGCGCAATATCATGACGCGCTATTTACGCGCGCTCTGGCTGAGATCACAAAAGACAGCAATCGACAGCGTTTCGGCACTGCCGACCTGCAAGTAAGGCGCGCGCACGATGGCCTCTAATCCGACGCAAACCGTGCCGCTTGACGCTTACCCTGACACGCCGCTCGATCAGTTCCCTGACGTGCTGCATCGCCAAGTCGTCGCCGAGGTGGGGCTTGATGGCCTCAACGACGCCATGGAGCTTGAGATTGACGGCGTGGCTTTCGCTGATCAGTCGCGCGCAGTAGGGAGCGAATTTTCGCACCACGATCGCGGTGCGGTGGCGACTTATGAAGAGCGCAGCCGTGACGCGGCAATTTGGACAAAAGTCGCATGATTGATTTCGGAGATTGGCTTCCTGATCACCCATCGCTTCGGCACCCCGGCGTTCTCAACTTGCAAAACGCCTTCCCCGCAGTGCGCGGGTTTAAGTCCGTTAAGTCGCCCAATGGCATCAGCGAGAACAAACTGCGTTTGGGCGCAGTTTCGGGCGGGGCTGCAGCCAGTGAGATTGACATGCCCCGCGTGCGCGGCATCCTCTCGACCGTGCAGGTTCAATCGGGATCGCTTGTAACAAATATTTTTGCAGGCACCGAAACGCGCTTGGTCAAGCTCGACGCTGGCACCAACAAGTTTCAAGAATTTAATTACGCGGACGACACCACCGCCGACCCGACTTATTCCAATGTCGTGCGCTGGCGGTTCCAAGAGTTCGCAACGACAGGATCCGGCGCGCGCGTGGTCTATGCCGCGAGCGGTGTGGGTCAAGCGCTACAGAAATTCGACAGCAACGGATCGACAGCGCCTACGTCTGTATCAGGCGCGCCAAATGCAACGCACGTCGCAGCGGTCGGTCGTTTCCTAGTCTGCGCGAATACAGCAACTTCAGAGGCCGAGGTCGTCTGGTCGTCTATTGATGACGCAAGTGCATGGGTCAACGGAACTGATCAAAGCGGCGCGCAGATCCTCGCCGATACAAGCGAGATCACTGGCCTAGTCGGCGGCGAGACAGGCCTGATTTTTACGCGAACGGGCATTTACCGCCAAACATACGTCGGCCCGCCTTTGGTTTTCACCTTTGAAAAGGTCTCAAACCAAGGGTGTGAGTTTGCCGGAAGTACAGCCGCGCGCTCGTCTAACGAGGCATTCTTCCTGAGCTCCGATGGATTTCAAAAGTACATCGACGGCAGGGTGATCAACATCGGTGCTGAGCGCGTCAATCAGCACTTCTTTGCGCGCTTCGACCGCACTCGGCCCAACGACATTGAATGTATTATCGACCCGGCGAGCAGTCTTGTCATTTGGTCTTATCCGAGCGTCAATTCGGACCCCGGCGTCAACGACAGCTTGATCGTCTATGACTACACCCTCGACAAATGGGGTACGGCCTCGATTGACCATGAAATGATCGGGCATGTCCGCCAACTCGGCGCGACGCTGGAAAGCCTCAACACTGCCGCCGATGGCAGCGCGCAAACCCTCGAAGACCTGACGACGACGCTCGATGCGGGCATCTATGCAGGCGGCTCGACCGTTTTGACACTGGCGCAAAATGACGGATCGGGGTCGTTCCTGTCAGCCCTAACCGGCACGCCTCTCGACCTGACGATTGAGACGGGAGAGTTTGAGCCCGCCGAGCGTCAAGTCGTACTCGTAAGCGGGGTCAATCCGCACATCGAGGGGGCGAGCGTTGGCACGACGGTTGCCTGCGCAGTCGGCGCGCGGTCTCGGCAGATCGACGTTTTGAATTTTGCCGAGGCGGCGGAAGTCAACGCAAGCAACATCATCCCGGCGCGCAAGTCGGGGCGGTATTTTTCGCTCAAATTCACGACCACCGGAAACTGGTCGCAAGCATTCGGCTTTAGCTTGGACGCGACGGCGCAGGGGCGGCGGTAGTGAGCGCCTTTGCGAAGCTTCCCCCGTCTGGCGGCTCGGGCCGCGACGTCGCCGCCGCCGTCAACTTGGCGCTCGACGGCAAGCTCGGCTGCGTCGGCACGGCGAGCGCAACCAGTAGCACGACACTCGTCATCAGCGACCCGCTGGTTTCGGCGTCGAGCGCAGTGCTGATCGTGCCAACATCAACTGAAGCTAGAGACGCAACTGTCACGGTCGCAAATGAGCAGATCACGGTCACATTCACGGCGAACCCCGGCACGCAAGAAATCAAATACATCGTCATTGGTTGAGGTCTTGCCGGTCAGGCCCGACCTGATTGATGGCGTGTGGCCGGTGCTGCGCCCGATGTTTGAAAAGCCTGTTGCGCTCAGTCAGGACCGGCTTGCTGTCGATGACATTTACGACGGCGCAAAGTCTGGCGCTTACTTGCTTTGGATTGTCATTAGCGACAATTCTGTTATTATCGCGACATTCACAACCCGAATTTCTACCTATCCCCGCCGACGGGCCATGTGCATCGACTTTTTAGCCGGTAGCAAAATGGACCAATGGCTTGAGACGGTGAGCAGCACAATAAGCGAGCATGCCGTCAAATGCGATTGCGACCTGATCGAAGGTTATGGCCGAAAAGGCTGGCAACGCACTCTCGAAAAATTTGGCTGGCGCTTGGCTTATCCGACGTATCACAAGGATCTGAGAGGCCATGTCAAAAGGCGGAACGACAACAACGACTGAGGTCCAAAGCCCGGCGTTTGTTGAAAACCAAATGCGGCGGACCTTCCGCGCTTCCGACCAGTTTACGCCCGACGTTTACGGCGGCAACCGCGTTGCGCCAATGAGCGCCGATCAACTTGCTTTCATTGACCGCGCCCGAGATTACTCGTCGCAAGGGTTTGAAGCGCCGACGATCGACACCGGCAATCTTGAAAACATGATGGGCCGCTCGGTTGATACGACCGGCATGCGGAACCTTGTCGGCCAGCGCGCCGACACGTCAGGCATGGCGGCGGTCTCCGGTCAGCGCGCCGACGCGGCAGCTCTTGAGCAGGCGCAGCGTCAATCTGCTGATCGCTCTGTTTTGGCAAACCTGATGGGTCAGCAGAACGCCGCGACGGATATGCTGCAAGGCCAGACGACCCGCGAAGTCACGCCATACCTTGAGACGGCGGTCAACGACGCCGCTGACCAAGCGCTGCAAAATGTCTTCGCCCGTTACGCTAACTCGGGGCGTCTTGGCTCTATGTCTTTTGCGGATCAGGCTGGTCGCGGCGTCACAAACGCAGCCGCGCCGATCTTGCAGCAGGCAGCGCAGGCCGACGCCAACCGGCAACAGCAAGCGATGGGCATGCTCGCAAACATTAGCGGGCAGGACATGGCGCGCGACGTTGGTCTCGCACAAGGGCAGCTAAACGCGCAGCTTAGCGACCTTGGTCGCCAAGGGCAGCTAGCGGGCGTCCTCGCCAATCTCAGCAACGCCGGTTTGAGCCGTGACGCTCAAATCGCCAGCCAGATCGCAGGGCTCGAAAATGCTGGCCTCAATCGCGACATGGGTGCGCAACAGGCTATTGCGGGAATGCAGCAAGCCGACCTCGCACGCAACACCAACATCGCGAACCAGCTTGCGGGCTTCAGCGCAGATCAAGCGCGCCTTGCTCCGATGGTCGAGCAAATCAACCTCAACCGCCTTGGCCTGCTTGGCTCGATCGGCGATGCTCAGCAACAATTCGGCCAAGCGCAGATCACTGCGCAACAGCAGGCAATCGCTGAGCAGAACGCAGCG